TCACTTTCCGCCTTGCTGGTTAATGCGATTTTCGGCACGGGCCACCCACTTAGCCTTTACGGCATCCAAGTCGACAAGATTACCCGCCTCTGCATCCGCAATTCCTTCAGCCACGGCTCGGAAATGCCAAGACTCAGACTCCACATAGCGAGCCAAAGCGCGCTTGAGATGGTATTGGCGATCCCGATCGGTCGCTTCAGCGAGCTGATCAAGCTGGTCGATCAACTCAGAATCCACACGAAAAGACAGGACAGGCGATGCCATGATAGATGCTCCGAAGAATCTTGTATACAGTGTTTACGATGAAAACTATGTCAACAGTAAGCCTTACTGACGGTTTCGTCAACCGCCGGTTGTAAATGTAACCATGCATTCATCTGATCAACGTACACCACCGACCAAGTGGCGAATGGCCTCTATCGCTGCTATACCACCTGATCACCCGAACTCCATTGGGGTGAAATTACATATGCCTATCAGGAGATAGAAATGTCAGAAGGAACCCTACAGGTTGGAACCCAGGTAAAGCTCAAGTCTGGTGGCCCCGAAATGACGGTTCAGCTAGTCCGCGTAAGTGAAGACGGAGATGTTACAACCGTTCGATGCCAGTGGTTCGCCGGGAAAAAGCTTGAAGATGGCATCTTCCCAGCGGACTCGTTGAACATTCTGGAAACGACGAAGTGACGGTGTCCGTTGCCGCCGCCATCGAGTGGATGGATTCTATGCTCAGAAAAGATGGGTGCCTTTACCAGGATGACGTAGTGGACTTTTTAGTGAGGACACAATCAGAAGATCTGCTTGTAGAGAACGCTGACGGTAATCTAGCTATAGGCCGCGCCGTTCTTACCGCATTCAAACGGGACAATGAATCTGCGGTTGTTTGGGTCAAGCCGGAAAGGTACTGGCGGTACAGGGTCCCCGAAGACGAGCCTGGGCGGGAAGCGCGCGGCTAAGGCTTTGAGTAACGAACCTTATCGAAAGCCACTTCACATGCCATACCAGCTACTCTGGCTGCGTCATACGCTTTTGCCAGCTCACCCGCTCTTTCATCAGCCCGCTGGAACAGGTCGGAGAGCACCATGGCGGCGCGGGTGGCTGCCTGGCTTCGCTGGGTAGCTCCGGAATCGCCGGGGGTGCAGCTTGCTCCGGCAGCCAGTTTTCCTGCTTGGTCGCGCACCCGCTGGCCAGCAGCGTCAGCGGCAGCAGCATCAGCCACCGCCTCAACTTGTTGTTGTCTCGCATCATTTGCCACCTGATTGACCGCCGCCTGCCGGCGCCGTTCTTCTGTTCGGTTTGCCGTGGTCGCGGCAGCCAGGCCTTTGGCTTGGAGCGCTTGCTGATCGGCCCACTGCGCTTTCCAGCGATCATCCGCAACCGTCTGCCCATGGCAATAGGCGCCGTACAAAGCCCCCATCGCCATCAACACGATCGCCACCGCAACGGCTGCTTTCACCTGTAGCACGCTCAAGCGAGCACCCCACCCGCACGCCGGTACTGATCCAGCAGCACTTCCAGCCTGTGCTCACGCTGGCCATACCCGGCGCCGGGGAGACTGGCCCAGATGTTTCTACATTTCTGAATGGCAGACTCAATCAGCCCTGCCTTGATATCGACCAGCGCGCCGCGCTCGCGGATCAGTTGGATGGCCCAGCGATCCTGACTGATCGGACCGAAGTCAGGGAGCCTGAGGGTATCCCGGTAATGGGCCCAGTCCTTGAGCATGAACTGATACCGGCCGGAGGCATTCGAGGTCTGGCCAGATTTGCTGAAAACTTTGGACTTGCGACCATTCGCAAACGGATGCGTGGTGTAGTCGCCGAACAGTTCCAGCACACCATCAGTACCCGTAACGATAACGTTGTAACCGTCGTCGCTGCGCCGCAGATAATCAGCCCCCAGCTCAGACCAAGCGAGCATGTCGAGGAAAGCCAAGACATTTGGGCCGCCGGCGGAATCGGATAAAATTCGTGGCATCACTTTTCTCCAGGCGTAAAAAAACCGCTCGAGGCGGTCGCATTTATTCGGGTATGGCAGGCCAATTCGGGGGGTTAAGTGCCAGGTCGACACGGTTTACAGTTACCCGATATTGTTTCCATCTTTTCAACAACGCCGCCTCATCTGCTGTTTCAGTGCCTAAATCAGCGGCGTCTTGAAGCGGTGCAATTGCCAGAGCTGCCACTGCCAGAAGCGCGTTACGTGCCTCGGTATTCGCTCGAAGAATGTCTTCAGCAGAAGGTTCGAGCTCCGGGATCGGCTCAATAACTTCCAGCACAAACTCGCCGTCGATGTACTTGGTACCCCCCGTGACTGGCAATCCATCCGGCACTTCGACAGCTGTTTGCCCATCTGGAGGCGCCCAATTGTCTATGTCGCCATCCCACAGCATCACATTGATCACAGTGCCGTTTTCAACAATTGCATATCTGCTCATTGCACTCACCATTCAATTTCCAAGTAACCAGGCTGGCCGTTACCACCCGCGACGCCAGGTGCTGAGCCTGTGGAAGTGTAAGCCGCTCCCGCCCCGCTTCCTCCAGCACCATATCCAGATCCAGCAAATGGCGAGACGCTTTGGTTCGCGGCGCCTCGACCAGGAGAGCCGGGCGCACCGAATGGGCTAATACCGCCCAATCCGCCGTTACCTCCCGTTGCCGTACTGGCGCTGAAAACATTGGTGTCGGAGGCGTATGATCCACCCGGATAACCGGCGCCTCCTTGAGGTCCGCCATAATTCGCCGGAAAAGCTGTTGCCCCGCTACCAACCTTGCCTTTGCCACCGCCCAGCAAATTAAGCAGCGCTCCAGCTGCTCCAAGTTGCGTGGCCCCGCCGTCGGTCGCGTTATCTGATGCAGGTGTTCCGCCAGTGCCGGGAGCACCGATAGTTACAGGAATTACCTGCCCCGGCGTCACAGCGATAGGAATACGACGAACCGACTGGCCAGCCCCGCCGCCAGATCCACCGGTTATGAAGGAAGAACTGTTCGTGGCAAGAGTGGCTCCGCCCCCGCCCCCCGCCGCGCACCCGCTCACCCAAATCTGAGTAACCCCAGCGGGCACGGTAAAACTGCCGCTGGAGGTGAAACGCTGAATACCCTTAATGGTGGCCAACTGGCCAAGCTGCAGCGCGTGCTGGCTTTTTACCGCAGCGGGGACTTGAACTGCCCCTCCGGTACTTTCAATCAAAACCCAAGCATCGAGGGAGCTGTTGTACTGCAGCCAGACATCGCCGCCGGCAATAATCTCCCCCCCCTGCAAGGCGGTGTGGGCACCTCCGACAATCGGCTTGGCTGCAACTCCATCTGGCTTGAAAGTGCTCGCGCCGGTGTTTGCCGTCTTGGCTTTGAATTTAAGCACCATGCCATCGACGAGTACCACGATGGCTGGCGTGTAAGCGGCCAGGTAACCATTTGCGATTCCTGTATCAGCGGCATATCCACCGGCTGATTGCTGAATCAAGTGCTGCAAGGCTGCAAGCACCTGGTGATTCGCCGCTTCATCAGGATCGATTCCAGCAGCACTGATTACAGCCAGCAACTCGTCGGTGACGGCATTCCCCCATTCGGCCGGAATCAACGAGCCTTGAGTTCCGGTTGCTGTGTCTTCATTTACGAACTTACCGTTAACAAGCCCGACGCTGGGCACGCTCTTCGGATAATCCACGCTCTTACCTCTCAATCAAAATTGATGTGTTCCACGGTGTGAGCCGGGGCCGAGCGATGAATCAGGCATTCGATCGCCGTACCGGGATTTACGCCGAAGCGCTCGCCCCAGTAGCTCGCACCGAAGCGCCGCCCTAGTCGCTGCCGGCCACCGGTGTTTAACGTCCACATGAACTGCACATCCCAAGTTCCGAAATGCGCGTGCCCAAAACGAGAACGCCCCATACGGGGCGCTCGATATTCAGTTACAGAAGCATTGGGGTAGCCCTGACTCACCGCGATCTGCACATAGAACGCAGGGGTCTGGCCACCGACGGCAACCAGCCGCTGTCGAACCGACAATCGCCGATCCTCAAACGATGGGTTCAGTCCGAGGCAAGGGTCCGGCAGGTTCATCACCTTTTCCCAGTCCGGAACCAGCTCACTAACGTTCGCCGCGTCCATCTCGTTAAGCAGATCGAACGCGCGCGAGTCAATACGGGCAAGCTCCGGGGACAGCCCGTCCAACACCTGCCGCAGTTCGGGCACCAGGTCCGGATCCCATGCGGGACCAACCGGCAACAGGGTCTGCAGCTGCTCCGCGTATTGCGCCGCTGTTCTTATGGCAGCCATACCACCCCTCCAAACGTCAGCAACTGGTTCGCCGCCGCTACCTGATTCTCGTCAGGGGATGCCAGCACATGGTCCGTCTCGCCGGCGGCCGTGCTGATGGTTTCGGCGATGTGCGTCAGCAACAGCGTTTCACCGAGGCCAGCTTCGCGATTGTGCAAATCAGCCAGCTGAGCTTCCACGGCGATCCGTACAAGCGTGGTGTCAGGCATTACCTTTATTTGATAAATGATCGGCTTCTGTACAGGCGCAAGAACGTAGAGCTCCGCCGTTACCGGTCGACGCGCCTCGATGTACGCCTTTACTTCCGCCAATTGCGCCGCATTCGGGATCGGGTGGGCATCGTCGTCGCGCATGAAAAACACGGCCACCGTGCCCGGCCCCATGTAGCGGCGCACGCACCAGACGCGCGTTACGCCCGGCACCTCAAGCGCCCAGGTGACGTAATCGTCTTGATCGCCGCCATGCGGGATGATCTGGAACGAGCGGATCACGCGCGCTCTCAACGATTCAAGGCTCTCCTGTGCGATTCCCCCCACAAGCCCGTCACCCAATACGGTGAAACTGCTGTTGATGCCTTCGACTGGCTGGATAGCCGTCATCACCAAACCTGTCTGGGCATTGCCCAAGGTGCCAGCATCAACAGCTTCGATGGTCGCAGTGTTGATGCCGGCAACCGTTGGCACCGCCACAGTCACTCTGTACGCACGACCATCCCCGAACTGCAGGACGGTATCGGCATCAAGCAAGGCACCCGCTGCCGCAACAAATGACACGGATCCGCCAGCCGGCTGGGCCGCTTTGCGAGGCTGACTGAGCCTCAGCTTGGCCAGGCGCACCAGCGTTTCCTCATCCGCTGTGTCCGGCAGGATCTGATCCTTGATCCAACTCATATAACCGTAGAGCCCATAAGCCGCACCGCTATGAGCCCGGGCCAGCACCTGGGCGTCTGACTGGCGCAGTGCATCGCCGGCAAGATCTATCTGTGTACGACTGACCAGGGCGGGCAGCGACGGCGTTTCAAACGGCATAAATCACCTGCCACTGATCCGATGGGTTGAGGCGTACTGTCGAGCCGTCAAGGACGGTGAACACCACGCCGAGATTCAAACGATTGATGTCGACCTGTTCGGTCAGGATGTTGATCGACAGAACTTCCCCGTCATCGATCAACCACTTCAGGGCTTCGGCCGCATAAAACTCTGCATCCTGACGAGTCCGCGCAGTGAGCTTTACCCGCCGCAGCAACCACAGCCGCGAACCGATGCGGTCATCCGGCACTGTAGGAAAGCTGTCTCCCCACCAACCGTATCGCTCATCGTCGTCAACAGGGTCGTCAGGCAGGGCGCGGCGCCAAGTGAACAGGCTGATGATTGCTGACCGCAGCAATGAGGCTTCGGTATCCCCAACGATCACCATCAAGCACCTCCCACGGGCGGGCCGCTTTGGTCGTTCCCATGCTGAACACCAGGATGCAGGTGATCGATCTGGCTGATGCCAGCGGCGATCTGGTCGCCTTGTGACTCTATCCGCCCTGTCTGGTTGATCAACGGAGTGTCGAAGTTCACCACCGTCGACGCCTTGATGTTCAGCGTGTCCGTTTCGATATCGATGATCCGGCCGCGCTTTAAGTGGATCTTGTCGCCTTCGTCTGTGTAGATCGCAACCTCCCCGGCTTCCATCGCGCGGATCCGGTACCGGCGGTCTGCGACCACCAGCAACACCCCGTGCGAGCGGTCCCCCCCAATGAACCCGGTTATCCCCTCCGCGCCCTCAAGCGGGTTACTGGTGAACCCGTAAGGCTCGAAATGCTCAAGGTCATCCTTGACTTCGCCGGCGGTGAGCCGCATTTGCAGCGCCTGCATCTTGCTGGCTGCGTTCGAGAGCACCACCGTGCCGCGCACCAGGATGCCGTTCAGTAGCCCCATTATTTTTTCTCCCAGTCAGCAGGCAGCAGATATTCGAATTCGTCGTCGCCCTTCTTCACCTTGCGTCGCTTGTGGGGGTCGAACGGTTCAGGTTCAAAGCCGTCGGGCGGGCCTACTACCACGGTGGCGACCGTGCCCTGGTCGCTCAGCGAGTAAGTGATTTCCGAGATCAGCATGTCGCGGTCGAAGCCGATCAGCGGGTCAACCACACGCACCAGCATGTTGTGTCGCCAGAGTGCGCCGTTGGATTGCCGCCAGCCGCGGACCTTGTAAGTGACGGTCAGCGCCTTGCCCATCCGATGTCCCCGCTCCCAGTTCGCCCGGGCCTGAGCCAGCTCATTGGTCAATTGCCCGGACTCATGAATCACCAGCACCCGTTTTCGCGCTGTGCGATCGTCGGTCACCGAGGCGGAAATCTCCGACACCGTCTTGGCAAAGTCCTCGTCGGTACCACTTCGCTGACCGATGACACGGTATTCGGAGAACACGCCGGAGAAGTCGAGCGGGGCATCACCGCTCCGGATGTTGACGCCCATTTCCAACCTATCCACCGCGCGGCCCTGACTGCCGGGCTGAGCCAGTACCACGCGGCCTTGCGCGTCATCAGTTGAAAAAACCCGGAACAGCGTCAGCAGTCGGTCGATAGACTCGAACACCGTTTCGCCAGGCTCGATGGTGTGATCGGACAGTTTGCTGGTTTCGGAGATTTCGCTTCGAACCGTGACGCTGTAAGGTGCGGCGAGCGCCTGGACAATGCTCAGCACACCTTGGTTTTTCCACTGGCCCGGCTTATTCACTGCTGCGCAATCAACCAGGTCTGCCGTGAGTGAACGGCCGGTGACCGACAGATTGATCTGCTTGTCGTCATAACTGATCGGAGTGGCGAACACCCAGCCAGTCAGGACCAGATCACCGCCGATTCGAACCTCACAGCGATCCCCTTTCTTGATCGGCACCGCCACGTTTTGCCCGGGCCACTTCCATGTGATGCTAAGACTGAAATCCCGCGCCTGGCGCTCCAGCCCGGCGGATATCTCCACCGATTTCCAGCCACCATAATCCAGGCCGTTCACCGTCAAGGTGACAGCATTGGCCTCATCCATTGGTTACTCCTGAGCGATCTTTAACGTGACGGGAGGCACGAAGCCGGGATGCTGAATACTGTTGCGCTGAACCACTTCGCCGGAACGCGTTGCATCACCGAAACGCCGGTAAGCCAACACCAGGGCAGGCAATGACTCTGCAGGCGTGATGTCTACAAGGCGCACACCCGAAGCCGCTACGGCATTCAGGTGCTTGATCACCGCTTGGCGCAACGTATTCAGCTTCTGGTAATGATCAGGGTCTGCTTTCAACGATGCTTCCCAGATCGCAGTGTCGAGCGTGTCGCGCAGATCGATCACATCATCAGCAACCGGCACCTCTGGACGCTCAATCGGCTGGATCACCTGCTGATCCAGCGATGGTGTCGAGGCGACCGGTACGACAGCCGAAGCGACCGGCATGTCCGCAACGACCTGCGCGACCTGAACGACTAGCGCGTCCTGCACCAGGTTCGCCGTGGCTTGACTGGCCGCTGCTGTGTTCGTGCCACCATTCTGACTGACCGTATTGATGCTCGACACCGCCTCGCTTTGCTGGGTTGCTGCGGCGACTGCCGGGCGATACCCCGCCCCAGAGGATGAACCGCCGCCACCGCTGCCAAATCCGGCAAAGAAGCTAGAAATCATCGAGCTGAGCGTACCGGGGGAGTTCACCACCGAAACAACCAATGCAGCGATGTTCGAGTACACACCAGTGAACGGTGAAAACTGCTGCTGGATAACGCCGAACACACCGGAGAGGTTGCCGCGCATCGCATTGGTACTGATGCGGGCCGCGTCGACCTTGGCCATTGCTGCCGAGTAACGCCCAAGCGCTGAATCGAGCACACCGGTTGACGCTTGGGTGACCTGCTTCTGGGTGTTCACCGTCGCCGTGGGAAACTTGCGCGGAATGTCGGGGTAAAACGTCAGGTCAAATCGTGCCATCCCCCCTTCGCGCCGGTCATGCTGCAGTTCGCACTCACCTGTCTGCACTTGCATACGACCCAGCCAAGGATGGACCAACTCACCCGCCCCCTCCTTTTCCAGCGCCTCAAGCAGCTTGTCACGGTGCTCGAAACAGTCAGGGCCAATGACGAAAGCCGTCAGCTTATGGACCTGAGCTTGTTTTCCCATCTGCTCAAAGTAGGGCTCGTCTCGCTTGGGGTACTCATGCAACTGCCCCTTGCGCCCAACCGGCACGCCAGCGGCATCAACAAAAAAGCTGACACCCCGAAATGACGCCGGCAGCAAACTGTCACGCCATGTCGTCATGGTTTCCCTCCGTTTCCGAGAGTCCGGTATCCCACGCTCGGCGTGACGGTCAGGCCGGGCTGATTGGTTTTCGCCGGATCAACCCGCATGCCTGGCGGGGCACCTTCGAAGCGCATGACCAGCTCACCTTGAAGTTGTGCCTTGCCACCTGCTGCACCCGCCTGCAGCAGGCTTCCCGGCGCGGGCAGGTTTGGCCGGCTGAGCAGCTCGCTTGTCGACGGGATCCCGGTCGCCTGATTGATACGTTGCTGGTTCAGTCGACTGGCGTCCGATGCATCGGCAGCGAGAAAAGAACCGTTGCCACCACCGGCGCCGGCGTTGCGCTGACGCTGCTCCTCGGCGAATTGATTCGCTTTGGATGTGGCGGTCTGCAGGATCGTGTCACCCCCATCCCCTCCGCCAAACAGCTTCATCATCGGCTCAAGGATTGGTTTTAACTTGGTCCACAGGCTCTGGAACCAGGCACTGATCGGCTCCCAGTTCTTGATGATCATCCCCAACGGCGTCCAGTCGAACAGCTTCTTCAGGAAGTCGAAGAACGGAACGGAAAGGGCTTTCACTACTTCCCACAGCGCGCCGAAGAATTCACCCAGCGGTTGCCAGTTCTCGATGATCATTCCCAGAGGAGTCCAGGCAAATGCCGCCTTCATCCATTCCCACACCACCTTGGCAGGGCCTTGAATCTTCGCCCAGAACGCCTGGAAGTACGGCGCAAGAGCTTCCCAGTTAGCCATGATCAAACCTGCAGCTGCCGCAATCGCGACGGCAATGATCCCGATAGGGGTCGCAGCGAACGCCACACCCATCAAGCGTACTGCAACGGTCGCAGCCAGCACGCCTACACGGATCGCCGTGAAAGCAGCACCTGCCACTGCCAATCCCCGAACAAGGCCAGGGTTGGCCGAAATCAGCTCCCCAATGCGCGAAACCATAGGCCTCAATGCATCGGTGACCAAGTTGATCGTCGGCAGCAGTGCATTGCCGATAGCCCGTGCCACGCTCTCAGCTGCGTTACGCAGCAACTGAAGGTTGTTGGCAGTAGTTGCTGCTCTGGATTGGTATTCCTTTTCCATTGAGCCGCCGTACTGCTGCTGGTCGGTCACCTTCTGCAGGTTGCCTTTGAGCAGATCAAGGTTCGTGAGCAACGGCGCAATCGCCCCGACGGACTCACTGCCAAACAATGTCGTCAACAGCCCCGCCTGCTTCTCGGGCTTAACCTGACTGACCCTGTTTAGCACATCGAGCAAGGTTCCCTGGGCATCCTTCTGCATGCCCTTTGCAACGTCTTTTGAACTCAACCGCAGGGCCTTGAAGGCCTGCTGCTGCCCCTTGGTCGCCGCTGAACCCTTGGTCAGCGCGAGCATGAAGTTCTTGATGCCGGTCGCGGCGACCTCCTGCTCGATGCCGACACCGGCCATCGTTGCGCCGAGGGCTGCGATCTGCCCAGAGGCCAGTCCCGCAATTGCACCCAGCGGGCCGATGCGGGTGACGATGTCTGAAATCTGCTTGGTGTTGGCCGGACCGGTGTTGCCGAGGTAGTTGATCTTGTCGGCCAACGCCTCGACATCGGTCTGGGTCATTTTGAAAGAGGTCCGCCACTTCGCCATCATGTCGCCGCTTTCCTCGGCGCTCTGGTCGAATGCAATACCCATCTTCACCGCGGCTTCGGCAAAGCCCAACAGCTCTTCACGAGCAATACCGGATTGCCCACCTGCCGCGACGATCTTGGCGATATCACCAGCCGCCATCGGCAGGCGCTCAGACATCCGCCCGATGTCGTCGCCCATTTCCTTGAACTGACCCGGGTTGTCAAAGTTGACCACCTTGCGCACGTCAGCCATTTGCGATTCGAAGTCGATGGCAGCAGCTGCCCCGGCAACGAACGGCGCGGCCAGCGCTCCGCCCGTGAGCACATCACTGAAACCGATCTTGCCCAGCCCCGTCTTGTCGAGACCCTTTTTGAATCCGGCGATGTTTTTTCGGATACCGGCAAGCTTGGGCGACAGTTTGTCGACGCCCGTAATCAACGCCTTGAGCTGAAACTTGTCCCCCATCATTCCACCTGCATGGCTTGATTGATTCGCTGAGCCTGGTTGATCGATTCCAGAACGATGTCCAGCGGTCTGGACATCATTTGTGCAGGATCAACCTTCCAGAAGTAAGCCAGGTCGTAGACGACGGCGATCAGGCCTTCAAGGTCGCTGATGCCGCTGTCATGAAAAAACCGGCGACCTGCCAGCTCAGGCTGTTGAGGTCAGCCAGATCCAGCTGGTTGACCGACGACGGAGGGATTCCCGCGCAGACGGAGATGTATTTCGCCGCGATGTCGAGATCGAGCGAAACATCTTCGTTTTTGTCGATCTTGTAAGGCAGCGCCTTGATGGCTCGGACTTCCTGCACGGTAGGCCGGCGGAATGTCAGCACCTTAAGCTCAGTGCCATGCGCTTCAATTGGCGCGGAAAGCTCGATAACGTCGCTCATTGCCATACCCCTTTGTTACCGTCGAACTGCATGTCGATGGTGCCGTCGTCGCCCTTGCTGCTGGGCTCGTCTACCAGGTACGCGCCCGACAGCACGTATGTCCTGCCGTTCTTGAACTCGCAGGTCACCGTCATGTCGGTGCCCTTCACGAGCTTGTCCCGAGGGAAATCCGGGGTGTGAACCGCCGTAAACTTCAGATAAGGCGGCAAGTCCTCTTCCTTGAAGTAACCCGCCACGATGGTTTCCCGCTTCACATCCATCAGTGGCGCTTCACCGCCACCGGTAAGCGTCAGCTGTGCGCCGTCGACCTTGACGTAGCAGGTGCCCGCTGTTTTCTGACCCATGGTCTTTGTCTCCAGAATGAAAAAGCCCGCACAGAGCGGGCTGGTATGGCTCGGGCAGAATTACGCGGCGGCGGCGTACTGCAGGCGGAACTGGTTGAGCATGGCGAAGATGCGCAAACCGTTGATGTAGTCCGGAGGGAACAGCACGTTCAACCGGTTCGGATCGTTCGGGTCTCGCTCCACGATCAGGTACTGCCGGAACAGTTCGGAGTTTTCAACGTGCCCTTCGTCTTCCAGCTTGCCGTATTCCGAGATCAGCTCGCCCCGAATCACAGCTGGCGTGACGATGGCGGCACCAGCGCCGAACTTGGTGCCGTCGTCCGCCAGCTTGTGACGACCGTATTTGCTGGTGATCACGCTGCGCAACCGGCGAATGATGTACGCCGACTGGTGCATCGTTTCGCTGTCGAGGTACGAGTTATCGGCCTGGCCGTAGGCATTCTTCTGATACGTCGTCACCGAGCGCTGGATACGAACAGAACCGCCTTCGTAATAGGCTGTAGCGATGCCGTAGCTCAGCAGCGATTGGCGCTCGGTAAGCGTGAAACGCTCGCTAGCCGGGGACGGGTCTACGCCCAACATCGCACCACTTTGGGTCGGTCGGCTGGCATCAGCGGAAATGAACGTCGCGGTGCGTGCGGCCAAGGCAGCGGCCTGAATCCAGACCGGTTGCGGCACTCCCATTTCGACAGCCTGGACGGTGACATGCTGGTCATTACGCAACTGCCCCGCCGCAACCAAGGTGCCGACCGTTCCCCGCTTGGCGCTGTAAACATGCCCGAACAACTGCTTGGCCCAGCTCCAGCGGCCTGCGCTGTCATCCATCGCACCTTTCCAGGCATTCAGCGTGGTGGTATCCGACCATGGCACACACATGAACTCGAAGGGCTCATCGCCGAGGGCGGCGAGCGCGTCGATCTGATCTGGCGTGCCAACCCCGCCGGACATTGCGGCGACGACTGCCGTCAGACCTGCCGGCGTGAATTCACCGTTGACCTTCCCAAGGCGATTCAGCTCAAGCCTGATGTCGTTTCCGGATTCGCCTTTCCATTTCCCGGTCAGCGTGACCACACCGGCCGCAGCAGCTGCTTTTACCGGCAGGTCCGGGGTGGCGTTGATCTTGACCGACAGCGCTGCTGCTACCTGGTCGACCGTGGCACCACTGACGACTGTGGACTGCACACGAACGCCACCGATGTACAGGCTCAACAGACCGGACTCGGTGGCGGCGCCGGTCAGTGTCACCTTGCCCGCCGCCACGGCGCCTTCGTCCGCTTTCAACGGCAGACACCAGATCTCACCGACCGGGTCCGACTTGCGCCACACTTCGTACATCGCGGCGAGCATCGAGCCCTGGCCGCCGATTTCTTTGGCGAGCGCCGGGCTCGTCACGAGGACCAGGGCACCAATGTTCGCCGCCGGGGCATCATCGTTCGCCTGCCCTACGATCAAACGACGTACCGTGGACTGCGCCGTGTTTGCTGCCGAGTTGTCCATCTCGGCGTAGAACAGCGGGACGCGAATGTCGCTGGGGATGCTGTTGTATGCGATAGCCATTACTGGACCTCCTCAGTCTTCACCGGTGCTTTCGACTTGGCGGATGCGGCCTCGATGTCCGACACGGTGACGTCCTCATCCTTCAGACGCCGACGCCAGTAGCTGTTATCGGTCACTTCGCGACCTTCGGCCGGCAGCAGATCGCCCGCTTCCGGATCGGGCACGGAGCGGGCTTTTGCCGGCACCACGGTGATGCGCTTGGTCATGGTGTTACGTCTCCTGAAAATTTTGCTTCGATGCGCCCATCCGGGCCGGGATGTTTTAGGTTGGGGTCTGCCGGGTCGATACAGTCCATGTCGAAGGTCACACCGGTAAATCCGGTCAACCCATCCAGCTCCGCTTCGTGCCAGGTTTCAGCGGGTTTACTCGCGTCATTGCGACCGAGCTGGAATTCGGCGGCGAACCCGAACCTGTAAATCACCCGCGATCTATTGATGTGAACCAATGCACCGCCGCCGTACTCCATCGGGTCGTAATCACCTTCAGGACACCAGCCCACCAGAGCACGCCACAGCTCAGCGCGAAGCGTGTGCAACAGATCGTTGGCCGCCTGGCCGCGCTCGTCGCTGGTGTCCAGCACGACCACCACGTCGATTTCATCCGTGATGTTCTGACGGACACCGTTTTCCAGATCATTGGCCGTGGCTTGATCCCCCGTGGCGATCACGTAGGCGGAGGGATGACTGAGCTTTGCGCTGTTCGCGACGGCATCCCAATCAATGCCACCGACCACACGACCTTCAAAGGACGGGCACGCCGCCCGTAAGTGAGCAACGACAAGTGCGATCTTCATAAGGATTCCGATGGTGGTATCAGTCCAGGGCTGCGGCGAACGCTGCAGCCAGAATCGCCTGAACCTGTGATTTTGAGTCTTGCAGAGCGTCGGCCATGTAGTTGCCACGCGGCCTGATTCGCCACTCCCCTGCTGCACGTTCGGCCAATGCGGCTGCTCGCTGACCCGGCGCTCGCCGGTTTGACTTGCCCTTGCCCTTACCGGGCGCGAGCTTCGCTAGCCGATGACCTTTCTTCACGCCGTAGTGCAGATAAGCCGGATAGAATTCCTTCATCGCCTCGGTCTTGCGGGGAGCAACCTTGACCAAAAACCCGGCGCGGGAAACCTTGAAATTGATCGACTCCAAGGTGGCACCGGTACGGTTGATGGGGTAGCCGTCCTGCCCCTTTCCGAGCGCCAGGTTCATCTGAGCCCGCTGCGTGACCAGTTTGCCGGCCTTGCGCATCCCTGCGCGAATTTTGCGTTTGTCGAAAACGTCGCGGTCGAAGTTGTCGAAACCTTCGACGTGCAGATACCCGTCAAGCGATGCCGAGTTAGCCATAGATGCCCCCTGTTTCCTGAACCGTCCCCAGCTCCTCCACCTCAAGGACGGAGTACCGATGCCCGCCGTTCAGATCCATAACTCGACGAATTCGGTACAGTCTTTTGCCGTGCAGCGCTTCGTGCGCATCGCTCAGTCCGTCGAGGAAATACAGCGTGATGCGATGCGTGACCTTGTCGTCGATCTGCAGGCCGGAGCTGTACGTGGCAGCGCCCACGGGCTCGATCTTCGCCCAGCGTTTCTTTTCATCCGTGAAGATGGACGACAGGCCAAGGTCAGGAGCCGGCTGATCTGCACGCAGCCGTAACGTGATGCGCCGATCGAGCTCCCCGGCGCCTGGCTCGCGTATTGCCATGCTCAGAACCTCGGAGGGACAGTGATTTCAGCCAGCAGGTGATCAAGAAAAGAATGCGGCAGCTCGAACAAGGTCTGGCCCAGCACCAGTGTTTCCCGTTGCTTGTACGCAGTGGCTGCCGACATCAGCATCCAGCTGCGGACACCCGGGTAGACATCAAGGTCGGTACCCGCCTTGTACTGGATACGCAGCGCACCTGAGGGCCGCCCTGCTGGGAAGTCCAAATAGTCCTCATGCCCACCCTTGCGCAGCCGGAACACCACTTCCTGATCAGAATCAGAGCCGTCGGCATTGAGCAGAACCACCGAGTCGATCTCGACCACCTGCCCCCTGTCGAGGGCATGACCCGCCGGAAACTCGGCAGGCCAATGTTCTTCATAGGTTGCCCGACGGATCCCGGCGCCGGTACGGAACTCGGCCTGCGCCGTGACGCCGGGGATGATGATTTGCTCGACCAGCTCAGGCTCCATGTCCTCTGGCTCAATGCGGCATTGGTATGCCACCTGAGCCAGCGACAGAACCGCATCGCCGATGTATGCGATACGTCGTGCCATGATTAGGGCTTCGCCTCATCATCGACGGCGTTCGGATCGTTGACCTGATTCGGGTCCGAGTCCGGCTCTTCTTCCTCTTCCTCTTGTTCCTCCTCCGTGTCGTCCGAGACAGCAGAAGCGGTCGAGGTCTTGCCGGTCGAAGCCGCGGGCTTACCGCCGGCGCCTTTTTTCCCCTTCTTGAGAAGTTCGGCCACACCGGAATCCACCAGGTCTTTTGCGCGAACCGCGTCAAAACCCGCCGTCTCGCCCAAGGCGTAGCCGCGCCACGACTTGAGGAACGTGACGATCGTCAATTTGCTCATGATTGTTTCCTCAGATGCCGGCCCCGAAGGTCGGGGCCGGTGATTACATGCCGGCGCCCCACTTGACCTTGATGCCGACGACGATGCTTTCAACGTGACGAGGACCGAAGTCGTGCTTGGCGATCACACGCACCAACGTCTGGTCGCGCTGGAAGGTGCTGACCATGTTGCCGTTGGCATCCTTGTAGGAAGCTTCCTTGCTGAAGTCGATGACCAGGTCCATGTCTTCACCGATCATGCAATCGGCGAAATTGACGAAGTAGATTTCCGACTCGTCGCCATTGTCCCCAAGGTTGACCGGGATCTGGTTGCTCAGGCCGACCTTGTAGCCCTTGAGCATGCCTTGTTCGATTTCCGGATAGGCCTTGTTACCGTTGGCGTCGCGCAGCGATTGCAGCCAGCGCAGAGTGCGTGGCGCCATCAGCCAGCCACACGCTTTCATCTGCACGTTGGCGGTTTCGACACGCAGCATCATGCCGCCCAGAAACAGGTCGATCTTCTCCAGGGTGATGCCGACGACATCCGGCGCATTGATCAGGTTCTGAGGCAGCGCCCAGTAACGTGCACCTTTCGGCGACAAACCACCGTCACCATCCGAGCGAATGAAGTGCAGGTCTTCGGACAGGCCCATGCTCACGGTGAGGTCATTGGCGACCAGTTGATCGACACGCTGGTTGACGCCCGACATGCGCAGCAGATCGTTGGACACAGGCACCAGCGCCGCTGCTTTTTTGCTCGACAGCTTGGTGTCAGCGAACGTCATCCCGGTCAGCGGGATATCAGTCTCGGTGCCGATGTAGGTCACCACGGTGTTGCCGGTGATGCGTGGCATGGTGAGGTTGCCGTTGTTCAGCGGCAGACTGATCACACCCATGCTGCGCATGATCGACGTCGGGCGCAGCGCCTCGATGACTTCGGTTGCGAAGTTTTCCGGTACCAGCACGCCACCAGCGCCGGGCGTGACGGTGGACAGCGCCATTTCGATATCGCCACCGAAACCGCCGGTTTTCGCCAGTTGGGCAGCCTGGTGCTGGTTACCCTGGGCTGCCGCCAACAGGCGAACCATTTGCGCCATCTTGGCGCCCGCGACCGGCTTGGCGGTGTAGGGGCCTTCGATCCGGCCAGGTGGCGGGCTGTTGTTGCCTTGCGCGCTCTCGGTGAGCGGTACCGCCGTAGCCGCAACCAGGCGCTCAGCAGTTTCAGCCCGCACGATTTTTTCGGTCAGCGCGGTAATTTGTGTTTCCAGTTGGCTGAACTGGCCGAGCTGTTCGGCCGACAGGCTTCCGCCTTCGGCCTCGACCTTCGCCAAGGCCTGGACCTGTGCGACCAGTCCAGCGCGTTCGCTGCGCATTTGAAGTACAAGGGACATGTTGCCTCCTGGGCATAAAAAAACCCGCACAGGGCGGGCTTCGGTGACTGCCGCGAACGCGGTCAGAGTGTGGATTGCATGGCCAACGCAGCTGCGCGGACTTGAATGCGGTTTACTTGGCGGTTGGCCCGGTTTAGCGCTACAGATCGCGACAGGTCGTCGACGGCGTCCTGCGGGCTTTGAAGACGATCAGCCAGCCCTGCAGCGATGCCTTGCTGACCTCGAAACAATCCCGCCTCGGTCGCGATGACCTGCTGCACGCTCAGGCCACGATATTCGGCCACGGCGTTCACAAAGAGCTGATAGCTCTCCTGCACCACGTCATTGAGATATTTCAGGGACTGCTCCGTCAGCGGCTCATGAGGACTGAGGTCGTTTTTGTGAGCACCGGCATACACCGTCGTCACCTTGACTCCCATACCCTCCTCCTGCTTGGAGCGGTCCATGTGACTGGCGATCACGCCAATGGACCCCACGCCGCTGGTCTGGCTCACGACCAGTTCAGAGCAGGCCGAGCCAATCAGGTATCCACCGCTGTACGCCATGTAGTTGACGATGCCGGTGATGGGCTTCTGTTGAGCCAGAGCGCGGATGTCCGCCGCCAGCTCAAAAGCACCAACGGCCGAACCGCCGGGGCTGTCGATATCGAGTACGACTCGCTCGACCATCGGATCAGCAACGGCCTGCCGGATCTGAGCACGCAGACTCTCGTAACTGGTCATGGTTTCGCACATGCTGATGTGGCTGCCACGACTGACCAGCACCCCACTGACCGGGATGACTTCAATGCCGGTGGAAGCAATGGCAGTGCGCCGCTGTTCTTCCTGCATTGCCAGACGATCGATACCGTCGTCATCCCACATCTGTGGCCCAGCGATCGCGCCGATGTTGACGATGTTCAGGCTCATCGCCTGATTGGCCCAACGCACGCCGAGATCCAACATGTCTGGCGTTACCAGCAGCGGCTGATTGAACAGCAGGCTGGAAGCTCGCAGGTAACTTTTCATTGACTGAGGATCCTCGTGATTTCTTCGTGCTGGGACTCCAGCTGCGCCCGCACTGCGGGGTTGTTTGCGTCAGGAAACCCCTTGCTGGTGTCCGACATGTTCAACGGCTGCAGGTAGATGTCACCGCTCGGAATCGGGGGCATGTTCTCCAGCCGCCGAACGTCGTTGATCGAAAGCCAACCCCACTGCCTGCCAATGGCATACGCCTCGTAGCGGCTCTTTTGATCGCCACGCAGCAGACCGGATAGGTTGAATTCGATGAAGTAGTTCTTGCGGTCGCCTGGCAGCAGGAAGTCACGCATCATCGACTGTTCGTGACGCTTGACCCATGGCAGCAGGGCGAACACCACGAACTGGATCATCAGTTGCTCCAGCGTGTTGTAGTTCGACTTCTCCAGATCGTTGACCATAGGCAGCGGGATTTTGTAGATCCGCGCCACATCGGTTCCGGTGACTTTGAGAATGCCGACCACCTCGGCGTCGACGTTGTTCATCGAGACCGGCTTGAACGTCATGCCCTCCTGCAGCAGAGCGACCTTTTTGGCGTTGTCCATGCCGCCGAACTTCTGGCCCCACTGATCGACGATCTTGTCGATGCTGCCCTGATCCTTGATCGCAGCCGCCTCCCGGGGCCGCTCGATCACCCCGGACACCGACACCCCGTTGGCAAAGCTTTTGCCGGTGTACTGTCGAACCGCCTGCGCCAGGCCAATTGATTCTGCGTGAAGCAACACCGGCGACAGACCGAGGTAGTGGTTGTCGCCACCGAACCAGCGCACATGGTGAATCATGCGCATCGGCAACACGTCACCACCCCCGATCCGGTAGTAGGGCAACATATCGTTGCCTTTGAGCACGGTGACCTTGTCGTTGTGCAGCGGCCAGAGCGCGACGACGTTGCCGTCTTCACGGCGATCAATGAAGCTGAAGCCGTTGCCGCGAAGCCCCGCCGCACCCTGCAGTCCTTCACGAAACTCGTACGGGGTCTGAAATCCGTTGGGCTGGTAACGCAACACGTCGTACAGCGGGTGATTAATTGCCGCCTCGCGCTGCCCCTTGTCCCTGCGTTCGTAAAGCTCACAAGGCAACTGGGCAACGCTCTCCGCGAGCAGGGTGACGCAGTTCTGCAGGATCGGGAGCGCAAGCGCCGATTCCGGTGTGACCCGAACTCCAGCGCTGTTGTGACCACCGCCGAGCATACCGCGCCAGAAGCTGGTCGGGCCTGCCTCGGTCAGGTTGCCCTGACCCGCGCCGCGCACGCTTGAAAAGAACATGCTCAGCCCCCTTCCGGTTTGTGATTCATTGCTGCAGCGGCGCGATCAGCGAGCCACGACCAGGCGATCAGCCCTGTCCCGGCCACGATGTAAGCCGTCGGGACATTGATCATCGCCACGCCGGTCACCAGTAATGCGAAGCCCAGCAGGCCTGATACCCACGCCAATATCGTCAAGGTCATATGCCGACACCCTCGTCGTAGATTGATTTGCCGCCGACACCAGAGGCTTTGCCGCTGATGCCAGTCGCCATGATGGCGGCGACGATGCCGTCGATACGGCCCGTTGCCTTTGCCTTGTCGGCCTTTCGATTGTTGGCCGGGTCCGCGACGATCACCGCGTTGCCCGCGCACCAGGTCATCACCGGGTTTTCGTCGTGGCGCAGGGTTTCAATTTCTTCCTGGTCTACGACCTCGCTCACCACTTCGAACTCGCTGGGGTCCAGATCGATGACAGGCTGCTGTTCCGGCAGCCCAAGCAATCGCCGCTCAAACTCGTCGACCGCCGGCCCCATGTCCTTGAAGCCTTGGCCGAACCCGATCATTTCCGGCAGTGTGATGTCGTGCTCGCTCATGAGCTGCAGGAGGTCTTCGATCCGCCAGCGGTCGTATGCAATCCGCTCGACACCGAAGTACTCGCAGATCTTCTGCAGCCGCCTGAGGACGAACAGTTTGCTGATCGCACGGCCCGGGGTAGTTTCCAGATGCCCCTCTTTGATCCAGAGCGCATAGGGAACCTTGTCCTTCTTTTCGCGATCCTCCAGTTCGTGATCGGGGATCCAGAAGTAAGGCAGCAGCCGCCAGTGCGGGTCGTGTGGAACGGGCCAGAACATCAAAACGAAGGCCGTCAGGTCGGTCGTACTGGCAAGGTCGAGGCCTGCCACGCAGCGGCGGTTCCGCAGCATGCGCATTGGCACTCGCTCACCCGCTTGCCGCCAGACCTCATACGACAGCCAGGGGGAATCGGCCTGTGTCCATTTGCAGAAATTCAGGCGCAGCACGACCGATGCCTGAGCGGGCAAGCCGCGCGAGGCGCGCACCTGCTCGCGCAAATACATCCGTCCAGGGATCCCGTCTGTCTGCCCTTCGGCTATGAAGTCCAGCGAAGGGTTCACCTTCGGCCAGCAAGATTCGTCTTTGAAAGGATCGTCGCCTTCGTCCAGCGAACAGATGAACGCAAAAAAGCTGTCATCATCATCCTGGCCTTTGCAGATCCGCACCCCCTGATCGTGGTACTGACCGCAGACCGTCTTCTTGTCCGATCCGCTGTTGGTGATCATCACCACCATGGCCTTGCGACGGTTCTTGGTGCCTGCGCGCATCATGTTCACAGTGGTCGCGGACTTATGCTCGTGCAGCTCATCCAGCAGGCCAATATGCGGACGCGGGCCGGACTGGCCTTCGTCGGCGCTGATCGGACGGAAAAAGGAATTGGTGTTGGGATAGAACAGGTTCCAGACCTTTTCGTCGCGTCCTGACTGCTGCAGCCGGCGGGACAGCAGCGGCGACATGTTCACCATCGACACCGCATCGCGGAATAGGATCATCGCCTGGTCCCGCTTGGTCGCAGCCGCGTAAACCTCGGCGCGCTGCTCACCATCGGCCACCAGGCCATAAAGACCAATTCCTCCTACCAGAGGGCTTTTCCCCGAGCCTTTTCCGGTCTCGATGTACGCCAGACGAAAACGGCGAAAACCATCTTCGGTCATCCAGCCAAACAGGCTACCAACGACGAAGGCCTGCCACGGGGCCAGCAGGAAGGGCTTGCCTTCGTACTCGCCGCCGTTGAGACACAACACGTCCTCGAAAAAACCGATGGCCCGATCGGCGAGGTCCTGCACCCAGACCAGCCCGCGCGCGGTGCCGTGCTCCAGATCCTGCAGGTGGCGCTTACAGGCGTTACGTACATCGGGACCGGCGATGATGCGCCCGGCCAATACGTCATCGGCAAAGGCGCGAACCCGATCAACTGAAATATCGGCTTGCGGCGTCTCGTTGCTCATTGGGGAACAGCTCTCCCTGCGGTGCCGTCGTTCTCAGATTACGGCGGGCTACGGGAGAGAATCCGAACTGCGCGCCAGCGCTGTTCGCGCGTTTTTCAGCGTCGTTTGCAAGCTGCCGCCACACCGAAACCTGTTTCGCGCCAGTGGCGAATGTCTGCACGTCCCCGGCGTCTTTGCTGTCGGCCAAGGCGTTCATCTCGGCGATGCGGCGGCGGAAGCGCTGCCAATCGGCGACTGCCTCGCAGTAGGTCGCGAGCGCCATACCGTCGAGCGTGCTAACGAGGCCCAGCAGCAGAAGATCCGGGACGATACGCTCCCATTCGGCTACAGCTTCATCGCTCAGGCAGGTAGGCATCGCCGGCGCGGCGACCGGAACACCTGGATCTTTCACTTCGTCCATCAGGTCACCGAAGCTTTTTTTGCCAGGGTTTCCCTTCATCAACTGGATGACAGCCGCTTGGGCTGGCCGTCCGGAATTGGAATTTCCAGCCATCAATCAATCTCCGTCCAAAAAACTGAAAACCCACCCTTCGATACCCCCCCTACCCATTTTTCACGGCGTTGCGAAGCGAGGGGGGCGAACGGTCTAGAAGCGTTTTCCTTCTGAATTTTTTACCCCCCCACCCCTGTCCTGCTCGAAAATTTTCGGGAGTACTTTTCAGCTGGTTTTTTTAGTAGCGCTACTAAAACGCACCAAGGGGGTGCAGTCAGGGCCGATTCCAAGGGTGGTTCGGATCGAGCGGCAGCCCGCCTGCCGTGCAGCCAACGACGCGCCCAGACTTCTCCATCCGCTGCTTCGTGGAGTCATGACAGAACTTGCAGAGCGATTGCCAGTTCGACTGGCTCCAGAAGAGCTTCCACGCACCCTTGATACGCAGCGCGTCACCGCTCTCCTTGGCATCCTTCAGACGAGGCGCTTCGATGTGGTCGACGACCAATGCAGCAACCGGACGATCCGGCGTCGAGCACATAACGCAGAAGGGGTGTTCACGCAGGTAAGCATCCCGAGACTTCTGCCAACGGTACGTGTAACCACGCGCCGAGCTGCTGCCGCGCGCATCTGTTGACTTGATCATCCGACCTTCCAAACGCTTGAGAGATTGCCAGCGCTCTTGCACACCGATCCCACGAACACTGCAAGGATCAACACCAGCGGGCAGGCGTATGGCGGAACCACCAACAAACCCTTGCTGATGAACACCATCGTCGCGCCTGCACTCGCCATCACTGCCCATGCGAGACAACTCATGGCCCGACGGAACCGTGCGCCGTTGCGGCGAAAGGTGAACAGCCGAATGAACAGCACAAGACACAACCAGAATGTTGCCTGCGTGAGCACTGCGGGAATCAGTGGATTATCCATCCTGACCTCCGGGCTGATCTGTGAGTTTGCCTCCCCGCTTGATGGCGGCAAGCGCGACAGTCACGACCAGTACCGCTGCCCCGAATGCTGCTGGCCCTGAATACCTGAAGGGGCGAATACCCCAGAGTTCGAAATCACCCATGGCAGGGGCAAACAGGTAGCCCATCACGACTGACACAAGGAAGAACACCAGGCGTTTCCACACCGGCAATTCCTCCGTCGTCATGAAGAAGACGATTGCACCAGCCAGCGCACCGACTGCTGCATAACTATCAACCCCGGCAATCAGCCCGCCGAATCCGGCACCGGCGGCACCGGCCACCACGACAGATGCGGTCGTGCTTGCTGGCTCACCCATGCTCGTACTCCATGCAATTACCCGAGGGGCAGAAATAGAAAACCCCGCCGGAGCGGGGTTTGATGACGGCCTGGGGATGGCCGGGTGTAGCTGCACAGCACTGTGCTCAATGGGCGGTCTACCTAAGCGGTTCTCGCATATCGTGGTTACTTTTTACGCTGCTCCGGAAAGACCGAAAAGAGGCGTTTTTCGGTACAACCAAATGTGACCAGAACGCGACCACAATACGACCACAATACGACAAAGTACCCGGACGAACGGTCACGCCTGCGCCCTTCCCAGCTTGGCAACCATCGCCCGACTGTGGCTGTGTTTTTGAGTCTGACCGCCCGCACCACGCGCAGCGCTATTACGATCCGCCATGATCAACAGTACCTGCTGATGAAGACGTGTAACCCAATTGCGATACGTACGATCGGCCCCTTCAGTGATACCGAGCGCCCGCATCTGCTCTCGCATGGACATCTGCTCCAGGTAGCGAAATTGAGCCAGGCTCGACAAGGCGTCTCCCTTGGGTCCGTTCCGGCGGAGTTGAGCAACTGCAGCGTCGACCTCACTGGTTACGTGATCCATCCCTGCCTCACCGGTGATGATCCGCGAACCCGGCGTTCCGCGAGGCGCACAGCCCTTCCACTCCATGATCGACCCCATCTGACTACCGATCCCAGCGCCAAGGCCGTACCGGCGGTGATGCTCACCCCAATGCACCAACAGCTCTTCGATTTCCTTGATCATGCCCCAATCCCCCGCAGAACCAGACCCAACACAAAAAACGAGATACCCAACACAAACCCGACACACAAAAAAACCATACAAATCAAATGATTAATAAATGTTGTGTTGAGTGTGTTGGGTTTGTTGGGCTTTTCAGGGTTCGCATGGAAAAAAATCCTCGCTACTGAAAGCGGTGAAATATTCTGCGCACATGCGCGCCTGCGCGCGTAAACCCAACACACCCAACACACACCGCCACAAGCCCCGGTTTTCGGGCCTGAATGTTGTGTTAGGTCGCCAAACACAGCCCAACACACCGTCAGCACACCCAACACACTTTTGGACGTACTCATGCCGCGACCGCCTTGACGTGATCCCACGCCTCGACATTCCAGCCCGCCAGCTTCGCCTTGGCGCGCCACGCCTCGACGGTCTTGCCCAGATCGGCTGCCTTCAGCGATGGGGCGAGGGAAGCATCAGGGTCATCTGGAAAGAAGAACGCCCCGAACTTGCGGTCGTTACGTTCCGTCCACGGGATGGATCGCGTCTTCTCGACCTCTGAACTCAGGAAGAGGGAGAACTTGGTCTGACTCATCGCGTGCTCTTTATTTCGGTGGCACCACTCGATAAACAGCGCATACAGGTCACTGGATAGGCACGCACCCCAGAGGCCGCTGCCCAGCTCGCCGTACTTCCACAGCTGCAAGAACGTCTGCCAACCCGCACGACTGAGCGCAACCAGGCGCTCGCGCGCCGATGTGCTCGGCGGTCGGGTGCGCTGGTCGAAATCGCCAAGGTCGACACGCAACAACCAGCCATACAGCGCCGCGACCCCACCGTTCTGTAGCTCAAGACCAATTGCCTTCTGGCGGGCAACAGGCAGGGTTTCATTTGGCCACATCACCAACATACGGCGGTCGCTGTCGCTGATGGGCCAAGGCAGGATTTCGTTACTCAAGAACACGGCATTCATGTGGTTGGACTCCTCCCAACCATTGATGAACTTCGATTCCATCCGCACGGTTTTACCGGTCACCAGGTGCTTGATCTTGCCCACCTGGTTGTAACGCTGGTCACGACTCACGACCTCCTCGAACACGGCCCACAGCTTGCGGCTTTGCCAGGCGTTGAAGTTGCTTTCCAACTGGGTCTGTCCCACTGTTGCGGCATACTGGCCGTAGAGCGCACCAAACGTGTCCGCAAACAGAAGGCTTTTGCCAGAGCCCTCCATGGTGGAGTGCATCAGCACCGCCGTATCCATCTTCGCGCCAAGGTGCTGCAGGGGGTACGCCAGCCAGCGAGTCAGCCACTGCTGGGCGCTGTCGTCGTGGTTGCACAGGAAAGAAATGAGCCACCGCAGATTTGCGCAGGCCTCTTCATCATCAACTGGCTCAAGCGGCAGCCCCTCGAACGTATTTATGTAGACGGTCGGATCCTTGGTCATCGTTGGGTCGAACACGATGTGGTCGACATCCACCACGCGGCGATCAGCACTGTTGAGCCAGAGCGCGTAGGCATCGCCCAACGCCATTTTCACCGCGCCTTCGGGCACGCGGCGTTTCTTCTCGCGGTCCCACACGTCCTTCGTACCGTCGATGTAGACGTAGCGATCAACAGGCGCCATGCCCAGCGCGCCACCCTTCTTGCCGGCCATCTTGCGAACTTGCTCGAACTCGCGCACCTGGTCATCAGCGATCAGCTTCTTTTTGGGACTATCAATCCACTCCTTAGCAAGTGCCTTTCCGACCAGGGCCTCGAACGCTGACTTCTTCATCACCCTCGTTTTATCGATGTCCCACATCTGCGTGGTTCCTTCCACCAAGGCAAAACGGCGCAGCAGCTGGTCAACCGTCAACCCGTCCCCCGCCCCCCCGTCGTTGGCAGGAGCCGCCTCTTCGGACGCACCAAGATCGGCCCGTTCGGGTGATGGGGCCGGGGGAAGATCTGGCTGGGGTGGGCGAGCGGACTGCATGCCCAGCATGCGTGCAGCTTCTTTCACGGCGCGCGATTGATCGCCACCGTGCTCAAGCAGGCAGTAAACCTCGAACGCGTCATTCTGGTGGCCGTTAGCAAGCGGATCAGCGCCATGGTGCGAATACACCTTGCCGTCGGTGATCGTGATGCCCGGCAATCCGGTGCTGCTCTGGGCGTACAACCATTTTTGACCGCGCTTGATGTACCCGTGCGCTCTCAGCAGCTCTTCAACATCGTGACAACGATTGAACTCGTCGATCACAGACGGCTGCTTACCGGGAGTGGATACAGGCTTGGTTTTTTGCTTCGACTTTGGCTGTTCAATCTTCGGCGCCCACGGGCAGGCGGCCTCGGCATCTCGCTTGAAGATGTCCCAACCATTCCAGATATTCAGCAAGTCAGCGGTCAGGACCGGCAAACCATCGGAGGAAGGCGGAGTACGCCAGGTGTACGGCTTACTAGTGCCAGGATGGATCGACGGCGGGAGTACGTCCTGCACAAGGCCCGCGCGAAGTTCAAACACGGTGATGCGCGCGTATTGATGGGCTTCGACGCGGTAAAGCTTTTCCCGCGCCGTGTCGCCGGCATCCTTGGCGGTGTTCGCTTTCATGATCAGCGACTTGTGCTTCGAGCCATCCGGATCATTCGGATTCGGCCAGGCGAGAGAATGGCGCGTGAGGTCGAGGCCATCCGGAACTGCGAACAGAATACGGAAGCGCGCCGGGTTACCAACAACAGTCGGATAGGCTTCGGCCAGCGCGTCCAGATCCAAGCCGAGCAGGTCTGCGAATATCTGGCGGGTGTACTCGACGTCATCGACATCCAGCGAGCAGACACGGCTCGGGCCCAACACGACGCCCATGTTGTGCTTCGGGTGCAACGTCCAGAACTTCTCAGCCGCGTCAGGATCGGTGATATATCCACCGGGCTTATTCCAGCCAAATCCTTTCGGCGCCTTCTCACCCGGTTCGATGGAAACCAGAGCCAGATTGAAGGTTTCGATGTAACGCCGAGCCCATATTGCGATACTGCTTGGGTTCGAACGGTCGGTCATTGCCGGCGCTCCCGCACCGCTTGGCAACTGACGCAGGTCTGGCAACCTGCCACCTTCTGCCTGCGCAACAGCGGGATGGGGTCGTCGCAGACCTCACAGAACTCCGCGCTGGCACGCACAGAGGCTGTTGCCCGACGCTGCAATGCGATGTCCAGCAGGTACTGGGCTTGATCATTTGCGATATCTGCGACGTCAGCCATTGTCACGAGCCTCCATCGCCTGCCGCGCACCGGCCATGATGCCGAGCACCTCACGAATAACGTCCATGCCCTGCTTTTCGAGAGCAGCAACCTCATGCGGCTCCCAGATATTATCGGCTGCACCGTCGTGCATGCAGGCCACGAACTCGCCCGACTCTTCCAGCAATTTGCCCACCGCTTTCAACGCTTGGGATGTGGCTGGAACAGGGATTGGCTTGTACCAGACGGCACCCGCTGGCCGCATGAGCGCGTCAAGCAGCAGCGGATTGGCAGTCAGCCTGATGACCTCTTCAAGTTCATCAGGAGACAGCCAGCGGCGCTCTTCATCCAGCTTCAGTTTCTTTTGAAGGGTGTCGTTCTCGATCACCATTTCAAAGGCCAGGGCAGTGACACCACCCTTGTAATCACGCCCTGCGCGGTAAAGCGCCTGGCGCAACGAAAGAACCGGACCAGCGTCCGGCAACAGATCTGAGCGACTCATAACCGTAAAATCCCCTTTTACGGTGTAGCCATAGAAACGGGCACGCCCTATCCTACGACCACGACCGATGTGCATGTGCTGTGTATCGTCGTAGTCGAGCTGGGGTGATCTTGTGGTGAGAGGGCCCCAGCCCGGCGACTTCAATAGGGTTTAAGCAGCGGACTTGGCCTCAGCGCCGATCTCATCTGCTGGGAAAACTGTCTCCAGGCTGCACTTAACGCCGGACGTGTTTAATACCGACACAATCCGACGGCAGTCAGCTAAGCGAGGCGTACGACGCAACGTCTCGTAGTGACCGATTGCAGCCTGCGTAAGGCCAACCTTTTCGGCGAGCTCCTGCTGCGTGAGATTCGCAGCCTTCCGAGCAGTACTTAGGGCGCTCATGGCAACCTCCTTGATGTTCGACCGAGACAATACACTTTGTATTTTTTTCACGCAAGCTCTCAATACAGTCTGTCGATTGCCCATAAAAATACGCCCTGTATTATTTTGGGCATGAGCGAATGGTATGAAATAGCGAAAAAAATCATGGAAACCCAGGACATCAGCCAAGAACAGATGGCTGAGCGGCTGGGCGTCACACAAGGCGCAGTGGGGCATTGGCTAAACGGCAAACGCGAACCCAAACTGGAGACAATCAACAGGTTGCTCGCGGTGCTTGGCGTGCCGGGTTTGGCGATCATCGTCCCTGATTCCGAAAAGATTTCTACCCAAGAGCCTCCCGTCCAGCCGGACCGACTTTATCGCTATCCCGTCTTGAGCTGGGTAAGCGCGGGGGCGTGGGCAGAGGCAACCGAGCCGTTTGCGCCTGGTGCGGCTGATCAGTTCGAAGTCACCGATTACAAAGCGAAAGGGCCAGCGTTCTGGCTGAAGGTCCGTGGCGATTCGATGACCGCGCCAGTAGGTCAAAGTGTGCCCGAGGGCATGCTCATTCTCGTTGATACAGGCATTGAGCCGAGCCCAGGAAAATTGGTCATCGCCAAGCTTCCCGAAAGCAACGAAGCGACTTTCAAAAAGTTGATCGAAGACTCTGGGCAGCAATTTCTCAAAGCGCTTAATCCAGCCTATCCAATGATTCCTATGCACGAGCAGTGCAGACTGATAGGCGTTGTGAGCCTCGCGAAGATGACTCTTTAAGGCATCACCACTGCATACAGAACCCTGCGCCGCAGGGTTTTTTTATGCTCGGCGCGTAGGAATCCTACAGATCAGTCCGAACATTCACCTTCCCACTTGATCAAAAACGGATCCCAGAATACTGTATATAAAAACAGTAAACGGAGGTTTCTTTATGAGCAGTTGGACCCCAGACGTATCAGATCAAAGCGCTTACGTAGCGCTGGCGCAACGCATTCAATCCATCATCACCAGCCCCAAGGCACAGATCGATCACCAAGCGGTCATCGCGCCTGAGTCCGGGGAAAGCCGCTCCAATTGGGAGCGATTGGTCAGCGAAATCCGCGACGCAGAAGGCGTCTCGATTACCACGCGTGAAGACGGTAGCTACGTCGTCGCTTGGTTCATCACCCCGGAGGCATGAAGAAATCCATCGGAAGAAGGATCCGATAAAAATACAAATCGTATTGCTGATTTCAAATACATATTGTATTGTTTGTTTCGTACCCCTCTCACCAAAGAGTACGAACCATGCCAACAACACAGCACATCAAAAGCTGCCGGGTGTACCTACACCCCGCAGCTGCAACGTCCAAAGCTTCTGTAGAAGCCATTCAGCGCCGTACCGGCTTGCTGATCATCACATCCCCAAAACAGCGCCACGCCCAGCTGAACCAAGCTGACGACTCGGCGCCATGGGGAGGCGATGCAGCATGAACCGACTCCTTATTGGCCTCACCGGCCCTGCCCGTACGGGCAAAAGCACCACCGCGCATCACCTCGCGATCGAGCACGGCTTCGAGTGCTACGCCTTTGCCGATCCGCTACGCGACGCACTGATGGCGATCTTCCAGCTGTCGCCAGAGGACTTTGAAGGCGCCGCAAAGGAAGAACCAATCGCGTGGTTGGGCCGCTCCCCTCGCCAACTGATGCAGCTGCTCGGCACCGAGTGGGGCAGACACATGATTAGCGCGAATCTCTGGGTCGATTTGGCCGAACAGCACCTAGATGCTGTGGCCAACGCATCGTGGCCTGCGCCAAATTTCGTGATCAGCGACCTGCGCTTTGAGAACGAGGCTGACTTTGTCCGCAAACGAGGCGGCGTGGTCGTGCATCTGCAGCGCTTCGACGCACCAAAGGTCAATCCACACCTCAGTGAGGCGGGAATATCGCTTCACAAGGATGACCTGGTGTTGGTGAACGACGGCGATCTAGCAAGCCTTCATCACCAGGTCGAGGCGGTGCTGCATGCGCTGCATGCTCGCCAGACCCGATCAGCAGCCTGAGCTCCGGCCATGAACAGAACCCTCGACGAGACCGCTGCCGTGCTTGGCATCAAGCCGCGAGCCTTCCGGGCCAAGCTGCGCGATCTGCACATCCTGACCAAGGACGGCGATCTGGCAAGCCACCATCGTGACCGCGGCTATCTCTACTCCGACACACGCAGCACCTGGAACCCGAAGCTCAGAAACTATCGCCATTACGCCGTCGTGATGGTGAAAGAGCCTGGCGTGGAATGGCTGGCAAAGAAGCTCGGGGTCACTGTTACCAAGATCAACAAGGATGCAGCAGCATGAATCAGACCGCGATCACCCACGCCGTCGGCGCCTTGAAACTGGTCCCGATGTTCCTGAATCACCCCACTGTCATTAGCCGGGCAACGCTGATTGGTGCAACGACTGAAGCCCTTGCGATGTTGGAAGGCCTTCCGCCCGTGACCGTCGAACTCGCCGAAGTGTTTCGCCTGGTCGATGCCGTCGTGCAGGAGGGCCAAGTAGCTTACGTCACCCCCACCAACAGCCCGGAGCGCCCCTACGGCGCCGTCGTCTCGGACGAACGCGGCAGGCTGCTTGCGACCGCTACAGGTAAGTCGCCAAGAGGTCTCGCAGAGCTGATCCGCCTGCAGCTGCTGCCCCCAGCAGAGGGGCCGGGGGAGCACGCAGCGTGAGCACAACCTTGAATCAGTTGCGCAGCGAGTTCGCAACGCCCTGTCCCACGCTCGGCGCGGTGAGAGAGCGCTATTTCTCGCACATCGCAAGCGACCGCTACCTGTTGCGCAAGATCAATGCTGGAGCCATCCAGCTGAAGGTCACTCGCCTTGGCGGGTCGAGCAAGGGGCAGCCAGTGGTCTACCTGCACGACCTGGCGGATTACCTCGACATGCAGCGCATCAACGCTGCGTGAAACCTGACGACAGCACTACACAAAAGGCACAGCACATGAAAGCAACCAACACCGCCGAGTTTATTGGCGAACTGAACGCTGGCGTTTTTGCCGACCAGATCGGACACGCACTGTCGGAGGTCGCAGCAGGCGTGGTCGACCACAGCAAGGTCGGCACCGTGACGATCACATTCACCATGAAGCAGGTCGCGAGCAGCCACCAGGTCTCGATCAACCACAAACTTGCCTACAAGGTCCCCACCAAGCGCGGCAGCCGCTCCGAGGACACCACGCTGGATACGCCGATGTACGTCGGCGAGGGCGGGCGACTGACCCTCTTCCCTGAAACACCAGCGGCTGAGCAATTGTTTGACCGTACCGCTGCACCGATCCACGCCAAATCCTGAAGCTAACCACAACCTCTCACCCCAAGGAAACCGATCTGATGGAAGCCAAAGCAATTCAGCTGATCCAAGACACCGCCGTCCTGGCCAACGCAAAACCGCTGGACACCTACACCCCGGCAATTGCGCTGCCCCGCGACGTAAGCGTCCAGAGCCTCGAAGAGTTTCAACAGAGCCGCAGCCGCTTTCGCGGAATCCTCTCTACCAGCTCGCTCAAGGATTTCGGCGCGTACGTGATCGCTCACGCCTCTGGCGAAACGTCGGGCTTCGTCCACGCCGAGGACATGAGCTGCCTGGTGATGTTCAACCTGGGCGATCAGGACACCCCCGGGCACGGCGACTTCTGCGCAGCCCTAGCGCTCAAAAAGACGGCCGCCTTCAAGGCCCTTGAACGCGCGGCCGTCGAGGCTCATTCGCAGAAAGACCTCAGCGACTTCATTGAGGACTGGGCGCCAAACCTTACCGCCGTTGCCGCAGACGGCTCGGATATCGACCTGCGCCGCGCTGCAGGTGCGATCCGCTCAATCACCATTGAGCAAGCTCGCAAGAGCGAGCACATCGTAGGGGACATGAGTTCGTCGCGGTCTGCAATGGATCAGATCGAGGCCAAGTCCGCTGACGGGCTGCCTGCCGAACTGCGGTTCACCGTCATCCCGTACGAAGGGCTGCAGGCACAAACCATTCAGTTGCGAGTAGCCGTACTCACCGGCGGCGATAAGCCTGTATTGCGGCTGCGCTGGATTGGCGAAGCCCAACTGCGCGAAGACCTGGCTCAGGAGTTCAAACAGGTCGTGGCCGAAGAGATTGGCGAGGCAGCCACGCTGACCATCGGCACCTTCAAGCTCGTCAAGTAATTACCCAGTACGCCCGCCACCGCCCTCTCACCACGAACTCAGCGGCGGGCTTTAGGAGCACACAGCACATGCAACCAATCCACTTCATCATCTTCGCACTTGCCGCCGTGCTGGCTTTCAGCCTGTGCCGGATCGGCGCCAAAGCGATTGCCAAAGACCGCCGCTACCAGTTCGCCCAAGGCAGAGCTGCAGGCCGCATCGAAGGTCGCGCCGAGCGCGTGACTGAACACAACGCCCTGCAAATGGCTGACCTCCAGACGCTGCTGGAGATCTCCAACACTCTGCACGTGGCCCACAAGACCTGGCGCGCGATCCCTCACACGGACAAGTACCAGGCGCAAGCCACGAAGCACCTCAACGACCTGAACAGGATCGCGAAGCGTATCCGTGACGAAGGCGAGGCCGGCACAACCGGGGCCGTGGAACAGGAGCAGGCAGCATGAGCTGGATTCTCACATTCACCGGTCGCCGCTTCGATCTGCTCGAACCTACCGCCGCGATGATTACGCCTGGCGATATCGCGCACGCGCTGGCCCGCATTTGCCGATTCAACGGCCACTGTCGCACGCACTACAGCGTCGCCCAGCACAGCTGCATGGTCGCAGACTTGGTGCCTGCCGCCGACCAACTGGCCGCGCTTCTGCACGATGCAACCGAAGCGTACGTCGGCGACATGGTCCGCCCGCTGAAGGACGTGATGCCGGAGTACCGAGAAATCGAGCACCGCATCTGGCTCGCCGTCTGCGATCGCTTCCTGCTCGACCCAATCCTACCCATCAGCGTAAAGCGGGCCGACCTCGTTGCCCTCGCCACCGAGCGCCGCGACCTCATGCCCGCCCAGCAGGCCGAGTGGCACTGCTTGAGCGGCATTCACCCGCATGCCGAGCCGATCCGTCCATGGAACGCGGAGGAAGCCAGCATTCACTATTTCCGCCGCCTGATGGACCTGATGCAGACAGCGCATCGCGGGAGGGCGGCATGACGTCTCTCAAGAAACCTCCGTTCGATTTCAAGACTCAGTATTCATTGGGCTTCAATCCCCAAGATGATGAGATTGTCGTCGATTTCTTCTGCGGTGGTGGCGGCGCCGGCACCGGCCTGGAGATGGGTCTGGGTCGCAAAGTGAACGTGGCGAAAAACCACAGCCCGAAGGCAATCAGCATGCACACCGTCAACCACCCTGGTGCGGCGCACTTCACCACCGACGTGTTCGAGGGCGACCCTGACACCGAATGCGGCGGCAAGGCCGTCGGCTGGTTTCACATGTCGCCAGACTGCACGCACCACAGCCAGGCAGCCGGCGGCCAGCCGCGCAAGCGCGAGATTCGCAACCTGTCGTGGATCGGGTTGAAGTGGGGCGGCAAGAAGAAACCGCGCGTGATCAGCCTGGAGAACGTGAAGCAGATCCTGCAGTGGGGTCCGCTGATCGCCAAGCGCGACAAGGAGACCGGGCGCGTCATCAAGCTGGTGACCGTGCTGAACGCCAAGGGCAAGGAAGTCATCGAGAAGGTTGTCGCTGCACCTGGTGAGGTCGTTCCCGTCGGCCAGCAGTTCCTGGTGCCAGACCCGAAGCGCCGCGGTACCACTTGGAAGCGCTTCGTGCATCTGTTGGAAGGCATGGGCTACGCAACTGAATGGCGCGTCATCAAGGCTTGCGACTTTGGAGCGCCGACCAGCCGCGAGCGCCTGTTCATGATCGCCCGCTGCGACGGCCAGCCGATCGTGTGGCCAGAGCCGACCCACGCGAAGAAACCCGCCAAGGGCCAACAGAAATACCGCACCGCCGCCGAGTGCATCGACTTCAGCGACCTGGGCAAAAGCATCTTCGGGCGCAAGGACGAACTGGCCGACGCCACCAAGCGCCGCATCGCCAAGGGCATGAAGAAATTCGTCATCGACAACCCGGTGCCGTTCATTGTGCCGATCGCAAACTGGTCAACTGAAACGGTGCAATCCATGGATGAGCCCCTGCGCACCGTGACCTCCTACCCGAAAGGCGGGTCGTTCTCGGTGGTGAGTCCGGTCATCGCACCTGCCACGCACCAGGGAAGCGACCGGGTCAACAATCCACTTGAGCCACTGCCGACGGTTACATGCGCCAATCGCGGCGAATTGACACTGGCAACGGCAAATCTGGTGCAGCTGGGCAACGGTGACAAACCTGGTTCCGCACCTCGGGTTGCTGATATGCACGATCCTCTCGGTACGATTATGGCGTCGGGTGGAAAGTACGGTTTAGCCGCTGCGCACCTGGTCAAGTTCCGATTCAACGATGAAGGCAAGGCGCTGGACGAACCGCTGCCTACCATCACCAGCGGCGGCAATTACCAGCGCCCCGCTGGCGCCGCGCACGCCATGGGCATCGCCACCGCGTTCATGGCTCAGATGAATGGCGGGTTCAACACCACCGACGCCAAAAGCATCAACGATCCGATGACCACTGTGACGAACACCGGCAGTCAGCAGCAGCTGGTGACCGCGAGTCTGCTGCACCTGCGCGGCAACTGTGACGCCCGGGCGGCGGATGAACCGCTGCATACCGTCAGCGCTGGCGGCACGCATCACGGCCTGATGACTGCATTCATGGAACGCCAGTTCGGCGCCAGCGTCGGCCAGGATCTAAGCGACCCGGCGCCGACCATCACAGCGGGCGGCGGCGGTAAGAGCTCGCTGGTCAGCTTTGAATTGTCGCCGGAGCATGAAGAAGGCGCGCTGCGCGTCGCAGCATTCCTGATCAGCTACTACGGCACCGAAAACATGAGCGGCTGCGACCAGCCGGCGCCGACGATCACGACCAAGGATCGTCTGGGCCTGGTCACCGTCATGGTCAAAGGCACTCCCTACGTGATCGTCGATATCCGGCTACGCATGCTGCAACCGGCCGAGCTGTACCGGGCGCAGGGCTTCCCGCCGGACTACATCATCACGCACGGCGCCGACGGCAAGCCGTTCACGAAGACCGAGCAGGTCCACATGTGCGGCAACAGCGTCAGCCCACCGCCGATGGCCGCCCTCGCCCGGGCCAATGATCCGTGGCGTCAAGCTGAACGAATGCTGGAGGCGGCATGAATGCGCCACTGCGCCGGAAGGCTCGCGTCAACAGTCGCGGCCTTTCCACCGACTGCAACGTCATATGCGACCAGTGCGGCATCCCCCGCAACAAAGGCCGCCACGACACGTGCAGCAAGAAACGGCAAGCAGCCCGCGCCGCGCGGCTGGCTGCTGACACCAACATCGATGTATGAGGATTCACACGTGAGCGCAGCCGAAAAAATTGAGTATCACGTCATCCCAGCAGCATGGATTCGCCAGGAGCTGCTGCAACCAGTGTTCGGTTTCACCCCAGAAGCCGCGCGCAAATACCGCTCTCGCGGCCTGTGGCTGGAGAATAAGCACTGGCGTAAAGACCCGGCCAATGTCCTCGTCTACAACCGCGTAGAGATCGAGCGCTGGATGGGCGGGCAACTGTGACTGAGAAGCTGCCTACCGGCGTAGAGATGAACGGGAAGCAACTACGGATCGTTTTCCAGTTGAACGGCCAGCGCTGTCGCGAGCCGCTCACCGGAATTGTGAAGGTCAACAAAGCCGCCATTGCTTACGCTGACAACAAGCGCCGCACGATATTGGCGGAGATCAGGGAAGGCCGCTTCGACTACGCAGCGCACTTCCCCGACTCCCCCAGGGCTGCTGCCTGGTCACTTAACCCCGGTGTGTCGTTGAAACGCACGGTGAAAGAAGGGCTGGTCAAGTGGTTGGAAGTCCAAGAAGTTCGAAAGGCCAAGAGCACCTTCGATAACTATGCGAGCAAAGCGAATCACGTAGAAGCGAAGTTCGCTCTGAGACGCTTCACCGACGTCAGCAAAAGTGAACTTGAACTGTGGCAGGCCCAGTTATTAAAGCAGGGCCTGGCTCCGAAGACCGTCAACGATATCTTCACCATTGTTCGTGGGATATGGGCCGACGCCTTTGCAGACGGCGTCATCAAAAACAATCCGCTCGACCGAATTACCAATATTCAGATCGATGCCGACAGTGAAACTGCCGATCCATTCTCCCGCGAGGAACTTGCCCTTATTGCCGCTGCCGACCCTGAGCGCGAGAAAGACGCACGGATGATCCTGTTCAACAGTTGGACCGGACTCTCATTGTCTGAGCTGATCGCGCTCGCCAGGGAAGATGTAGATCTGGTTAACGGCAGAGTGTCGATCAGACGCGCCTTGGTGAGCGGACAATTCAAAGTCCCCAAAGAGCGTTCACGGATTCGGGTCGTCGAACTGATCACACCGGCATTAAATCTGCTGCGCCAGTTGATGGCGGACAGCACCGACTACACATCGGAGGAAATTGAGATAGTGCAGCGGGATAACATCACCAAACGCAAAGAGCGCCTGCACTTCCTATTTCGTAGCTCAACCAGTGGACTGCTCTGGAGCGGCAAAACTATCAGCAACTGGTTCACCGCTCACCTGATTAAGGCAGAGGTTCGGCATCGAGGCGCCAATCAGTGCCGCCACACATTCGCCAGCCAGGCATTGTCGAGCTATGTCCCGGTCGAATGGGTGGCCCGCCAACTGGGTCACAGCGACACAACCATGGTAAAAAAACACTACGGCCGCTGGATACCAGGGGATACCAAAAGCATGGCCGCGATGGTCTCCGAGATGATGGGCTTTGGCGCTAATCAGAGTGGCGCAGAGCGGGCAGAGGTGGCTTAGAACGGCCAGTTTTTGCCCTAGATTTGCCCTAAACAAAACCCCGGAAACGAAAAAGCCCCTGAAATCATCAATGATTTCAGGGGCTTAGTCGTATTCAATAATGGCGGAGAGATAGGGATTTGAACCCTAGGTACTGTCGCCAGTACAACGGATTTCGAATCCGTCCCGTTCGGCCACTCCGGCATCTCTCCAACGGCGCGCATCATAACAGCTTGGGCGAAGAACGCGAACCCTTTTTTGGATTTTTTCGCGTTCTTTCAGATGCTTGCGGCGATTTTCGCTTTAGAGCGGTACGCCCAGACGCTGGGCCACTTCTTCGTAGGCTTCGATGACATCACCGAGGCCCTGACGGAA